CTCACAAGCTTATCCAGATGACTATATGTTACTTGTCATGGATAATGCTATATGGCATAAATCAAGTACCTTAGAGATTCCAAGTAATATTGATCAAAGAAGCGCGTTTGACACTATTGACATGATAGCGGACAAGATTGATGTTCTCTTGAGTTAAGTTATCAAAGGAAGTTCCCTTAGGTATAATGTCGCGAATCAGTGTGTGATTTTTCTCAATTCTCTCTTTCTGATCAGAGCGATTAGGGGCACAAAAGAAGAGTTTACTCTCCCCTCGCAAATCCATTTCGATATCATCAACTCTGGCAAACTCTCCACCACTATCTGTTAGGATGACAGGAAAAAGTTGACAGAAATCTTTGTCTGCTTGATGAAGAGTGTTCTGGAGCTTATAGAGGTGCTTGGTAACCTCAAGGGCAGTTTTATTATCCAGAAGCCTAGCGAAGATAAAGTTACATAAAGAGAGATTGAAGGTGAGTAGAACTTTACCTCCAGTTATGCCCATAACTATGTCCATTTCCAGCCAAGAGTCTAGTTGATTGAGTGCTAAATAATTTTGAAAATCCTCATATCGCTTTACAATTGACTTGAAGACCTTTATTGTATCGCGTTTGGAGTTTTTTGGATATAACCTTCGACGCACATCCGCATAGAGGGTATTTTTTTGTCTCGCACCTAAAGAAGCGAGACGAACTGAAAGTCGCATAACAAAAAACGTTGATTTAACAACGTTTTACCAAGGAATGCAAAGGAATAATGGAGCCGGTGGGAGTCTCGAAAAGATTATTAAATCAACTCATAGCGATTTTAGGGTCTGTTTTAAGTCATGTTTTCCCAAAAAATCGCGTAAATCACGGCTCAATCCTATATTGAAATCTACTTGCATTATACCACAATTTTCTATTTATATTTCAAAAAATCTTCAGTAAAATATTGATTTTAACAAAACACCGTTTTTGACAATAATACACCACGATTCTCCCTCTCTATTCTTCAAGAAAACGCCTTTTTGAACAATAGGATTGTAATTTCTGTTTCTAATCGTTCAAAATGCACGTTTTTGCAAAATAGAAATACAATCTCTAATTTTGTTGACGTCAACAAAACTGGTAACCAAGGGCTTTATAAAGCTAATTGTTGGCTTCAACAAGTCAATTTCAGAGCAAAATAAAGATATTCAAGCGAAAAAGAACACTCCTAACCCTATATCTATAAATGTTTTTCAGGAATTTCAAGCGATTATCAAGCGTATTTTAGACCAAACAAAAAAACCGCAAGCCTAAGCCTGCGGTCTAGTGTACTATATTGTTGATTTTATACTAGTTTGTTAAGATAGCAATTCATTAACTCGATTTTGAACCGCTTGTGCGTCGTATCCCTCTCTTGTTAAGTTATCATAACGCTCTTGACCGTTACCCCATAACCCTTGGATGACCTCATTCGCTACGCTATCAAGGTCTGAATTAGCGCTGTCACTTGTTGTTTCGCCGTTTAAAATGTTGTTGACTGTATCTTGAACTGCTTGCGCATTATATCCGGCATTTGTTAGATTATCGAAACGTTCTTGTCCGTTGCCCCAAAGGCCTTGCACGACCTCATTGGCTATGGTATTAAGGCTTTTTAGAGCGTTTTTACTGGTTACATTACCCTCTTCGGTATCATCTAACAATACAATGTTCTTGTCGTACGGATTTGAAGAGTATTGCCACCAGCGTATCCCGTCCATGCTTGGGAAATACCCAAAGTCAGCATTTCCATCATTTAAACCATATCCAGCAATCCAAAGACTGTTTGGGAATTTTGTAAGAATCTGCTCATAATAGATATTATTGAGCGTGAAGGGCTTGTAGCTGTAATAGATTGGCTCATAGCCATTTTCTTTGAGGATTTCCATAAAGCGAATACATGCATCTGTATTTGCCTGTTTATCTCCGCTAGCGTGATCTTCGTAATCAAGACACAAGTATTTTACTTTTTGAGGTACATTATCAAGGAAGTAGCGTGCCTCTCTTTCTGCCTCGTCTACGTCTCCACCAAACCAAGCAAAATGATAAAACCCGATAGGATTTGATTGTTCCACTTGTGCGGATAAGCAAGGGTTGATATAGCTTGTACTTTCAGAAATTTTGATAATAGTATTCTGTGTACCCATGTCAGCCAAAATACCTGTAATATCGTATCCATTGTGGCTCGATACGTCGATGAATAAGTCGTTTTTTTTCATTTGTTTATTTTCCTTTCGTTTTATGGCAATGCATTAGGCCATTGCTCCTTCATCATTGTGCATGATGTAGTATTTTGGTTTTTCGGTCGGACAAGAACCTGCAATTCCATTGAAAATCGTATTATTAATGATTTTGATCATTTCTATTGCTCCTTCCACGCATCATTCATCTGCTTAACGGCTGACTCTACGAATGTATCTAAATCCTTGTCAGTCATGCTGATGTTATATTTGGTCAGTTCAGCACGGATTTTAGTTCGTGCTTGTTCCAGCTTCTCTTCGCCTTTGTAGCCAGTTTCAGAGGCGACTTGCTCTACGGCATGCACCGCATTTTTAGCCAAGATTTCAACGATCTTGACAGTCTGTTCACCACCCTTTTGAACCAAGTAGTTTTTGACCGCTTTAACTGCGATGCCTAGTAGAATGACTAGGATGCTGATTGCTCCGTTGAGTAAAATTTCGTTAATCTGTTGCATTTATATTTTCCTCCACAATTTCCAATGCTAGAAATTTTTCATACAATACCTTGATGGCTCCATTTCCACCAAGTTCCACGTAACTTTCATAAAGACGAGACAATTCCTCAATCTCATGCTGATTGGTACTGCCTCGTCTAATTGCTTTTTTTAGGTTTTCTTGCAATCGAAAACGCTGTAATCTTTGAAGACCTTTTCCAATGACGCTCAATCCTTTGCTATTGTCTTTGCCAATGCTCTCAACATTCGACACGGTCTTTTCAATAGCACTAATTTTGTCAGATAAGAAACTGATTTGCTTGTCAGTCTCTTTTGTATTCTGCGTGCTTTTAAAAGAGAAATAGCTAGGAATAATCACGATTAGAATCGGACTCAATTTATCTAGAAATGCTAGTAATTCCAATCAGACCACTTCCAATCTACTTTGCAGGAACTCGAGTGGTTTCAAGATTACTTTCGTTTTTTTGGCCTTCCCACTTCCAGATTGCAAGTAAACCATTTTGAGATGGTCCACCTTCAAGTTGAGCAAGGGTTTCTCCTTGATAAGTAAATGATTGATTCGTTTGAATCAGGATACGTTTACCTTCTCCATTAACTTCGACGTGATTAGGATCTTCGACCGCAAAGATTGCACCAGGCTCATAGACTTTACCGACTTCAGCAAGTGGGAAGAGCTCGACAAGCTCCTTGTAGGTTGTCCCGTAGGCGATTTTTTCCCCCATGATAGAATCTTGAGCCATGACACGTACGACTTTATCGATTTTATTTGCAAGCGCAGAGAGTCGATTCTGTTCACTCTCATTTTGCGCAATCTTCTGATTAGCCTGTTCAAGCTGCGCCTGTGTTTTAACGATGGCACTACCTGGATCTAGCTCGGCTTTTAGGATATCCAGAACATCTTGAATCAAAACGTCTTCTGATTCGTCTGTACGGTCTCCCACAAGTTCACGCATGTTCGTACTGTAGCGACTTCCATCGGCAAGCTTGACTTCAACGACCGTCACAGTCTTGTCGCCCAAACCTCGTGTATAAGGCTTGCTTGCTAGCTCATAATTGTTAATTGCCATTTGTCATTTTTCCTTTCACTTCTTCAAATTTTGCTTTGAGTTCTTCGTCAGATTCAATGATTCGTTTCATCTGCTCAAGCTCTATAGCAGTTACTGTATAGAGGGCTTCGAGCGTAGCTGATTGAGTAGCCTCATTACCGACTTTTTCACCTAACGATTTGATTGTCAGGCTGCTGATTTGTTTGTCTTGTTCATTCATGCTATTTTCTCCAATTTTTCTATTTTTTTATGTAGTTCTTGTACCGCTTTAATTAAGTACGGTACAAATTTTGAGTATTGAATTGAGAGATAAGAGTCATTTCCATCATCAAGAACCGCCGAAGGAATTATATCCTGCACTTCTTGCGCAATCAGACCAATTTCTTCATGGGTCTTATCCTTAATGTAGTCAAAGGCCACTAAATTTAAAACGTTTATTTTATCGAGAGCTCTGACCGGTGTCGATTCAATGTTCTCTTTTAATTTTTTATCTGATGCAGTTGTGATTCCAGCGTATTGTCTCCATTTTCCGGTAACAATTTGACTCCACCAGACAACTCTATTGTATCCACCGTCTGGATTATCCCCTTCTCCGTTCACATCGTCAGTGCCAACCCAAACGCCTTTGTGAGCCTTAATTTTAGAGTAAAAATTAGGGTTTGATATGCTTGAAAAATCCACTTTTGAATGGAAGGTCGCTTCATTTCTACAGTACATCTTCCCGTCTGTATTGACGTACCAAGCTTTTGGGCCAGGAGTGTCTAAACTTTCACCCCAATTTGCCCAAAATGCGTTCCTGTTCGCACCAGCGTTCGTTCCGTTACCCATCCCAACACTAACAGAGGAAATTCCTGTGATAAAATATCCATTCCTATTTGGATATTGACCAAATCTGAACCCTCCTATCAGACCTTGGAATCCTTCAAGCAAGGTCGCAGTAACTACAACAGACCTAAGCTTGTTGATGAAAGCTTCTTTAGCAGCGAGCGCATCTGTGAAGATGTTACTTGAAACGAACAACCGAGCCATGGCCTGGTCCATGATGAGCTTATCTGCAGTGATAGTCTTAGAACCAATAATTTCAGCATTCAGCTTCGCAAATGCACCTTCGCCGACAAATAATCGCTTGAAGTAACCCTGAATAGCCGTCAATTCATCAAGTAAGGTCTTACCCTTTAATCGAATCTTTTCAGCTTCAATCAAAATTTGATTGTTAGTCGCATTGATTTGCGAAACGATTGAACCTACACCGTTGATGTTCTGAACTGCCCACGAGCCAGCCAACTGTCTTTGAACGGTTTTCACAGCTTCAAGAGCATCATTTGGTGCTACTGAGTAATCAGATGGAACCGAACCGTGTTCTACTTTTATCAAACCATCATCATACATACGAGCTGAGAATCTGACGAAATAAGCATTCGTTGGTACAGTGATTTGATTGATGTTGTGTTGTTTGCCTACAGTTGTTTTATAAGCATTTAATCCTGGTTTGCGATTATCAATAGGATTTTTGTTTTTATCGAAAAATTGCCAAGCGGTCCAAGCCATTCCATTCTCAGGCAGAGTTACCCAGTGCTGGAAGATAATTTTTTCATTTGGATCTACTGAAATGAAATCGGATGTAACCTCCTTTTGTGTAGCATTCGCTACGCTAATGATTCCATTATTCCCTAAAAATCCTTTAGTGAGCGTTGAGGTTAAGAATAAATTCTGATGTTCCGCAAAGGCCTTCCCAACTTCAACCTGGAATAGCTGATTGGTCATGGCCATACGTGCGACCTTGTTAGAGATGTCATTTTCATTGCTACCAATGATACGCTCATAGAGTTGGCTAGTTTCCTTCACACGCTGGAAGTCCGTCTGATTAACCTTACCAGCAATCAATGAAGTGATGTCTGCAAATCGGCCATCTACTGCATTTTTGTAGGTCGCAATCTGAGTGGCAATCGAGCCATTTTGTGGGTTCGTGATAGCTTCGAACTTGTGTTCAATAGCTTTTACAGTTTCTTGATAAGTCGCTTTGCCTACATAGTCCTTCTCAACTAGCTCACGTACAGCCGTCGCTTGTTTCGCACTCTCCTCGCGAGTATAACGCTGTAAAGCTTCCTGTCGCTGACCGTCTTTATTGACATATTCCTGAATAGCTGATAAGTCAGTTCGCAATCCCTGAGCCGTCCGCTCAAAAGTAGCCTTAGCTTCAGTGATAAGACCATCAGTGTCTTCAGGCGCTGGACTCCAATCTGTCGCTAGAGTACCTTTTTCAAATTTAATTTTGCGAACCGAATAGCTATTATTTCCAGCAAAATCGTACAAGGCCATCTCACCTCTTGCATAGCGGGGGTCATCGTTTGGAAAGATAACTGGACCTGTGAACGTGAACCGTTGCCAGTCCTTGCTTGGAGTGATGTCTGCACTAGCTTTCAGACCGAAGCGGTTATTTTGATAATGATAAAAATGTAGAGGACGAATCTCGCCACCTTCATTGATTTTTAAATCAAACGAGAGAGTCCAAATTTCCCCGACATTTTCTTGTGAAAGGTAGGGATGCAGAGGAAAGGCGAAGAAACGAATTTTTGTTTGAACTTTTTCAGAGTCTTGATAATAGTTCCGACCACCGACTCTTAAGTTTGAAAATTCTTCTCTCAATTTCCCGGCTTCAGCCACGACCAGAGTCTTATCTGCTTTATCTTTGGTTGCGTTCAAGATTTCTTGACGGATAGAACCAGCTCGCACCTCAAATTCAGCCAGGCTCAACATCTGATTTAGCTTGTTCTGCGTGTTTGTTTCAAGACTCTTCACGGACTGCCTAATATTTTCAGCAGTCACATTGAGCGAGCTGATATCCGCTTTGGTTCTTAAACCTTCAGTCAGACGGCTCACACCAGCATCAAGTGCATCTGCACGCTGTCTGAAGTTAGATTCAACTGTTAAAATCTGACCGTCAGTATCTTCAATTGCCGGACTCCAGTCTGTCGCTAGAGTACCTTTTTCAAGTTTAATCCTGCGCACAGAATAGCTATTGTTTCCAGCGTAATCGTATAAGGCCATTTCTCCCCTAGAATAACGAGTGTCATCGTTTGGGAAGATAACTGGACCTGTGAACGTGAACCGTTTCCACTCTTTACTTGGAGTGATGTCAGCACTAGCTTTCAGACCGAATCGATTTGTTTGGTAATGATAAAAATGTAGAGGGCGAATTTCGCCACCTTCATTAATTTTTATGTCAAATGATAAAGTCCAAGTCTCCCCTACATTTTCTTGTGAAAGATATGGATGCAAAGGAAACGAAAAGAAACGCGTACTTGTTCGAATCTTCTCAGAATCTCGATAGTAGTTTCTGCCACCAACTTCAACACTCGCTATCTTACTAGCTAGCTCCTCGGCTGTCTGTGTGAGTTCTGACTTGCTAGCCTTACCGTTGGCCAAGTTGGTCAGCTCAGCCAGTCTACGCGTCGTCGTCTCTTCATACGTCGCTTGCGCTGACTTCACACCAGCCAATTCATTCTTGGTCTTGTTAAGTGCTTCAACTTGCTTGGCAATCTCAGCTTCAGCCTGCGCCTGTTTCGGTCGAATATCGTTCGTAATGGTCCGTTTCAGAGCATCTAAATCACCCGACAAAGCCGTCTGAGCGCTCGTAGCCTGTCTCTTGAATTCTTCAAGTTTGGCAATTGAATCCAACCCAATGCGCTTGGCTTCCTGAGCTAGTAAGCTGCTTGTGCCAGCGTTTCTCAAGGCTTCTTCAGCTTTTTGTCTTGCTTCATTGATTGCTGCATTATCGAACGACTGAAACTTCTTGTCGATTTCATCAGAGATTTGACGTTTGACTTCTTCGGCTCTTTCCTTTGCACGTTGCAGTTCATTGTCAAACTCTAGCTTATTAACACGAATCTTCTCGTCAAACTCTTTATCTCTTCGTTCTACTTCAGCAACAATAGCTTGTCTAATAGAACTTTCACTAAATCCACCAATCGCGTCCTTCAAAGCCCGCTGGCGTGTTGAACGGTCTTTAGCTTGAAGCGTTTGATAATCACCTAATTCAACAATCGAGCGATTCTCGTTTAACTTATCGATTACCAGTTTATGAATACGCGCTTCAAAAGCAATCCCTATCTGATCTCTAACAATCGCTACACTGTCACCAATCCAAATGTCCTGCTCAATAGCGTTTGACAAATCAAGTAGATTGGCTTTAAACGTAACGATAGGAACGGAAAGACGTTGCAACTCTTTATAAGTCGCCTTTAACAACTCGACCGGGTCTTCAATATCTTCGTTCGTATAGACACCAAAACGATGCTTGATAACACCATTTTGATGTAGACCGTAGATATTCCTAGCAGCTTCATTACTTACGTAATTTTGCCCAGCTGGCTTATCAACAGGGTCACCTCTTGATACAGACCACGAAACATCTTTAAACTGGATTCTACGGCCATATCCACCCGTAGCTTCACCAGATTCATTCGTTTTCTCTTCGCCCTTACCACGACCTATGAGAGCCGTCACGACATCGTCAGACGATTCTTCATAGGTTACATTCAGGATATTAGAGCCATACTCAAATTGATGTCCTGTAACACGTCCAAAACGTTGATTGAGGTCGATATATCTCCCGATGATTTTATTTTCAACAAAGGTATATCTAACTTTGAACTCGCAAGCATAAGATTCAATTATCTTAACAAGCGCTTGTCTGACTGAAATGTAATAGAACGACAATCTGCCGGTTCTAGTCAGGCCGTCTGTATTACCAAGCTGATAGCCTGTCCCTTCTAAAATCTCACTCAACACTTGATCAGCAGAACCACCCGGTCGCTTATCTTCAATGATGAATGAGTGTAAATCACTTTCTGCTCTATCAATTCCTTCAATAGTCAGACCAATGTCATAGGATTTTTCAGAAATCCTAAACAAACAAAAAGCCCTGTCTCGTGATTGAAATCCGAAAAACTGGGCTTCTTTTATAACTTCAGGCTTGTAATCAACAGGGATTTCAAAGCTAGACCTATCAAACTGATTCAATTCAACCGTATGAGTAAACTCTGCAAGGCTCGCTTCATCGATTACGTCAATCAATTCTTCTGTCTGATTAAATAAATAGATCATGCGAACACCTCTTTATACTCAATGCTATTCAACAGAGCGCCTACAACTTGAAATGTATTCACACCTTTTTGAAGTTTAAAATATCGACTATTAACCATGTCAAAGTTCATCAACTCGTTTCTATCATTCAACTTGATTTCTCTCGTCTCACAATTAACAAGTAGATTTGAACCTTGAATGTAAGTAGCCTTTAATCGAATATACTTCTGAGTTTCAAGATGTAAAATCCGAATTTCAGAGCCTGATTGCGTTGTAAGTCTCAAGATTGGTTCTATTGGAAAATCTCCGTTGTAGGTTATCTTGTTGGTTGTTGCTGTTTTAGGCTCGGTATACTTGAACGGGTCGTGACAGATAAAATGCAACTTGATAACTGTATCATTCGCATCTTCCAGTTCTGGTTTCTTAACTTTTGAAAAGATAGCTTTATAATATCGCCCTGAATCATCACCAAATACTAATTTTTTAGCTTGACGGGAAAATAACAAGCGATTTAATCGTTCGTACTGTCTCCGCATGCCTAAATCAGTGAAGCCTGTTAACTTGACCTGTATCTCTATCTCACGCTCTTGATAAGTCGCACCATACAGATATTGACCGTCTCGACCTTTAATAGTTGCAGTTTCATGATGAAAATCAAGGACATCACGCCCTGTGGTATTCGCCACAAAGAACGTTCCGTCCTCGTTATTCATTTCTCGATTGAGGCTCACATCACCAAATCGAACTTCTAGGCCAGAGTTAAATGTTGGCGTGCCTCTGATTGTGTCGTTAAAAGTATACATTTAAAACACCATTAAAGGCTTTGAGCCTTCAATCTTATCCTTTCTTCTTTACTTTGGATATTCGAAATGTCAGAAACAAAGGCTCTGAAGTCATTTGATCCAAGAGCGAGGTTAATAATAGCCGGTTCTTTCGTCTGATTGACTTCATAAGTAGCTGACAATGTGCCAGATACGTTATTTGAGAAATCCCCCTGCAAGGCATTAGACATTGCTGAAACTCTAGAACCTGCATCATCAAACATCGAACGAATGCCGTCTGCCATTCCAGATACATTGTTTTTGACATATTCAAAACCACCCATCAAAGCAGCATTGAAACCACTCATGATAGCTTGACCGGCTGGAATCAGCAATCTACGGTCATACGAGATAGGACCTTTATGCGCAGCAATCCAGCTAGCGATACCACCGACGAAATCAGTAACCGCACCCCACATCGATTTCAAACCGCCCAAGAAACCTTCCATGATAGCACGACCTGCACCACTTAAATCAATGTTCCACAACCTGTTAAAGAAGCTTTTAACTGCTTCAATAGCGTTAGAGACTCCATTTTTTAACGAATCCAACACATTTAGGAATCCATCTTTTAATGAATTAGCTACATTGATAACAGTGCCTTTGATATTGTTGATAGTATTTGAAATAAAATCTTTAATACCATTCCAGATCGTTGTTACAGTATTTTTAATTGTTCCCAAAACCGTACCAATAATAGTACTAATAGCATTGATTACTGTTGAGATAACAGACTTAATACCTTCCCAAACAGTCTGCGCTATACCTTTAATATTCTCCCAAGCACCGCTCCAATCGCCTTTGATAATAGATGTAACTGTGTTGATAATACCTGCTATTACATTCAATACCGTTGAAATGATTGTTGAAATGATTGTCCAAACAGTCTGAACGATTGTAGTAAACACAGTCCAAACCGCATTCCATACCTCTTGAACAATCTGCATCCCCGTCGTTATCACGTTTTGGATAACTTGGATAGCGCTTGTTATAAACTGCTGAATAGCAGTCCAAACTGTCTCAATGACAGGTTGAAGCATGTTCCACGCAGTCGTTGCAACGTCTACGATACCATTCCAGATTGTAGACATGAACTCAGAGAAACCAGACCACAAACCTTTGATTGTTTCGACAATCGGCGTCAGAAACTCTACAAAGTCATTCCATGCAGCAGTAGAACCTTCTGTAATGCTATTCCAAAGATTAGTGAAGAAATCAACTAGACTGTTCCAAGCGGTCTTAATAGCTTCAATGATTGGCGTCACTACTTCAACAATACCATTCCAAACAGTTGTAGCTACTGAAACAATCCCGTCCCACAATGCTGAAAAGAAATCTTTTAAAGCATTCCAGACGTTCATCAAGCCTTCGACAATAGGACGAGCGCCTTCTAAGAAGCTATTCCAGACATCTGAAACTATCTGTTTAATACCTTCCCAAAGTCCAGAAAAGAACTCAGTAATGCTATTCCACGCATTCTTAATTGCATCGATAACCGGCTGAGCCTTCTCTATGAAACTATTCCAAGTGTTTGAAGCAGTTTCTTTGACTCTATTCCATAAGTTAGAGAACCATTCTACCAAACCACTCCACGCACTTTGGATTTTTTGCCAAGCACTTGAAGCAACATTAACGATGCCGTTCCAAAGTCCTTTGAAGAAGTTCCTGAACGCTTCGGATTTATGCCAAAGAAAAACGAACGCTGCACCGATTGCCACGATTGCAGCAATCACTAAGCCAACAGGACCTAGAAAACTAATTATCGCAGTAACTGCCGTACCAATCCATCCACCTATCTTACTGAAGATATTCAGACCACCTACTGCTACTTTGGCAAGCGTTGAAGTCTCAGACATGAAATACAATGCTGAACTTGCTGCCTTAGAACCTCTAGCAATTCCAAATAAGGCAGTCCCTACTCTTGTAGCGCTTTGCAAGCCACCAAAAACACTCTTAGTCGTACTTACTGCACTGTTCAAGCCAATCAAGACATCCGTCGCTAACTTAGTCGTCCTTTGGGCAGTTTTAAATGCAAGAAACGCCGAAGCAATCGCTCGTATCTGTTCAGGACTTAGGCTTTGAACAACTTTAGCAAACGACTGGATAGCCTGTGAAGCTATGCTTAAACCTTTACCAATCTTTTCACCAAAAGAAGCCATGTCGCCACCAGAAAGAGCTGATGCTACTTTCTTGATAGCTTCCCAAACTTCACTCAACGCTTTCTTGAAGTCAGCAATTGCGCTTGTATTTGAGAAACCTTGCCAAAATTCCTTGATTTTAGCAACAGATGTACTCACGAATGAAGCTATCTTCTCAGCTATTGCATTGAAGTCAATCTTATTTAGAACCTCTTCAAGACTTGTAGCTAACTTATTAAAATCAATCTTATCAAGCTGATTCATGATCGCTTCAAGAGCCTTGATACCTGCTTTAGATAAGGCATCAAAAGCTGGTTTTAGTTTGTTAGCTAACGTCTCTTTCAAACCGTCAAGTGCCTGGTCTATCGTCTTATAGCTCGTGGCCATGTCCTGCATAGACATCCCGGCACGTTTAAAGGCTTCAGCGAAATCCTCAGTTTTAACCTGACCTGCTTGGATTTTGGTAATCAATTCATTGAGTGATAACCCCATTTCTTTGGCCACAGCGCTCATACCTGCTGGTGCCTGTTCCATCATGATCCGGAAATCCTGCCAAGTGATTTTTGGTTTAGCCAAAGCCTGAACCATTTGTTGAGACAGTGATTTCATCGCTTGCTTCGGATTTTCAGCAGATGCAGCAAGCCCACCCATAGCCTCAACTAGTTCACCGCTATCTTGACGACCGATTGCAGCCATCTGTGAGAACGTGCTAGCCATATCTGAAGCTGAGTAGATGGTTTTAGTCGCATAGTCCTGCATGGCTTCCTTAGCTTGGTTGATTTGGTCTTTGCCCCAACCTAGCTTACTAAGGTTTCCGTCAAACGTGTCCCATGCTTTCTTGGAACTATTCAACTCACCGACCATTTCACCCAAAGAACTCCTGATACTTCCAAAAGCCGAAGTAACTGCTGAACTAACCAAGTTAGCGCCCAACATCGATTTAAACATTGAACCACTCTTATTTGAAATAGTATCAAATGCGGATGATGTCTTTTGAAGTCCATTAATAGCTTTCTGTAGTCCGTTCAAAGTAGAACTCATTCCTTTATCGACCGCAGTTAATACCGCTTCGACTGAATAAGTTTCTGCCATTATATACCTCCTTTCATTACATATTTGCTCTCAGTAAGAGTTGTTTCTCTTTATCTGAGAGTTGATACTTTTGCTTGTTAGTATCTTTTTTCTTGTAAAAATCACTGTATTTTCGATACAAAGGAGTTTTACCGTCCGATTTAGTAGCTTCTACCTGTCTAGATAACCAAGCAGAACGATGTAAGAGTTCATCTTCATCTTGCTTTCTCAATAACACCCCAGTCATTAACAAGTCATACTCATACATTGTCATACGACCAATCTCGTTCATGTCTGTGATATTCAAAAATCGAACGCAATTTATAATGATTTCCTCAAACGTTTCAAGAGATGATTTCTCAATTATTTCTTGAGGCCTTGGTTCATCTCCGACATCAAAGACTTACCCGCATTTGACTCACTCAATTCTTGAAGTACATCATCAAACAATTGCTCTAAATCTTCATGTTCTTCAACGAATGTTTCAACATCAACCAAAGAAGGTCGTGGGCTTTCTGTAACTGTTCCGTGATAAATAACATCAGCCAATGAAGCGATGTTCTTAGCGTACAATTCAGGAATTTTAGCAGATAGAGCCATGCCAAATTTCAAGCCTTGTTGCTCGATTGGATAAGCTTTATCAAGCGAACGAACGAATTTAACGCCAAATTTCACGTTGTAAGTTTTATCTTTGATTACTAATTGCATTGTTGTTTCTCCTTTTTTCTAAAAAATACAATAAAAAAGAGAGGCATGAACCTCTCTTAATTTCTACCCACCGATACCAGGTACTCCAGATACTGAAGTTGCAGGACTTGGTGAGCTAGTTGTTGTTTTAGTAGTGTCAGCAAACTCGTACTGAACCACTTCAGCTTGGCTTTCGTTAAGAGTAGCATATCCATTGACACCAGTACCATTTACTGCGATTTCTAGCTCCAACTCAATCAAATCTTCAGCGTTCTTAGTTTTTTTGAACGATGTCAAGTAACCTTGATAGTAAGTTGCTTCGTATTTGTCGCCTTGCTTTTTAGCGTTCTTTTCGATTTCCCAGACTTCGATAAGTTCACCTTTGTCCATAGCTTTTTCAAGTTTTTTAACCAACTCATCATCTTTAGCCATGATTGTTGTAGCAGTGATTGAAACCTCAATACCACCGACAGATTGAAGAACACCGTCTTTAGTCTTAACTGAGTTAGCGTCACGGCTCTTCTCGGATGAGTGTTCAGTTTGGAATGCTAGTTTAGCACCGTCTACTTTGCTTGCTTCACTTAGCAAACGGAACAATAGAATACTGTCAATCCCTTTTTTTGCAATTGGCATTTTTTATCCTCTTTCTTTTATAAAATTGTAAATACTAAACGAACACGACCACGTTTTAGCGGTTCGACTGTCGTGTTATCGTCAAAAAGCGATATTGTAGACTGCGAGATATTTAAAGCTAGATGATAACCATCTGCCTCGCTAATCTTCATCGCTTCAGCTAAGATACTCGAACACATATCTGATACTTGTTTACGTTTTTTACGGGTACTCCACACCGACAAAACCAACTCTACTGTGCCTTTCACATCCGTTTTATTTGGAACGAGATTCGTCGTCGTGTCCTCAAATTCAACGAACGGATAAGGAACGTTGTCGTCTGGCTTGTAATCGTATGTTTTGTAACCCAAAAAAAGACAACGTTTAAATACGCTGTCAAAAATTGCTTGCTCTCTTGATTTCATTTGACCAACCTTTCCAAATCGCTCTTAAAGAGTTTTTTCTGATCATCAAAAGCTGGCTTGATAAACGGTTGTGCGCTCATTTTGCGAGTTCCTAACTCAACATAAGCAGCATAATCAGTCCCAGGCGCTACTCTATACTTAAACCTATCTATCTTGCTACTGTTAACAGAGATAGAGCGTTTAGTAGCTCCTGTCGGTTTAACAAATCGCCTTTTTTGACCTCTGCCCTCATAGTGACCTCTAAACTTGGAAGCATTGGTAACTGCTTTTTTCTGCATAGCTACACCATTTTTTTCAATGATACGTTCTACCTCTTCCATTTTAGCGACTCTTTGAAGTTTAGCTTGAAGTTTATCAAGGCCTTTTAATTCAAATCGTAAGCTACCCAATAGAGTTGTCCTTTTCTAAGTAGAATACTCTTCCAGACTGCTTATCTGCCCTGCATTTATAGCGTTCTTTTCGATAATTGAGATAAGTGAATGCGATTTTAGGTGCATTTTGGAAATAAACCACTTTTGAACCTCGTTTATACTCGCCAAAAACTGAGACTTGTTTGTCGATACCCAAGTCCATAATATGAACTGGAACAATCAACTTTTCATCTTCACTAGAAGTATATTCGCCTGTCTCTGGATCATACTCTTCTTGTTTCTTAGCGATAAGCTCCACTCTTTCGTTATATCTCATAGCATCTTAAACCCCGCATTAAACGTTTTTGAGCAAACACGCTTTATCACACTATCGTATTCTTTGAAATCATCAGAGTTAAATCTCATAGATGTGCCTTCCAAGGAATGATTACTCATCCCTTCAGCACCTATCCTATTAAACCGTTTAATAATGACCTCGGTAATGATATACTCAAGGCCTTCTGGGACATCATCCACGCCTGCATAAGCTAAAAAATTTGAAGTTGTCAACATTGCTATGGTTGTGAGCAACTTATCTTGAAGATTATCCTCAATACCTAACAATATCTTTGCTTGAGCGATATTTGCCATGTTATCCCTCCAGTACTGCGATAAGGTCCTCTTTGTTTAACGTTGAATAACCTTCGATATTGCGCTCTCGGGCAATATCTTTTAAGTCTTTAACCGTTAAGTCGCTGTAATCGATAACTTCAGTTTCAGCAGGCTTTTTAGGATGATGTCGTCGTAACATCATTCCCATCAAGCACCTCCGAATTTAACGACTTTTGAAGGGTCGTACAAGTATACACCGTAATGTTCATCACCAGTGATAACCGTTGTCTTTTTAAGGATGTCACGGTCTGTTTCAATAGCTACATCACGTTTAAGGTTGATAACGAATGCTCCGTATTTAGCAACATCGTCTGTATCTGTGTCAGCAGCTGAAACTTTAACAAGGAAACCTTTACCTTTTTCAACTTTCTTTGAACGTACGATTTGAACGCCATGCGCTTCACCAAAAGTTCCTGAAACAACGATGTTAGCACCGATTTCTGAACCACGAACCCACTCTTTAGCAGTATCTTTACGCAAAGCAATAGCATCTTCTGGGTTGATAAGAGCAACATAGCGAGCATCTTCTTCATCTGCGAATACTGCCAAGGCTTTATCAAGTGCATCACCAGTTGTGGGTGCTTCAGCGACGAATTGAGTAGCTTTTTTAGCTTCTTCGATCAAATCATTATCTACTTTGTTAGCGATAGCCAAAGCAATTTGGTGTGTAGCTTGACCAATTGGGTCGCCGTAACCAGAAAGAACTGCTTCGTCTGTAAGTTCGATACCTTTCCCGGCTTTTTTGATTGTCATTGTAGACTTTTTAGTAGTCAATTGATCAGGCTCGATTGCTACGCCTTCTTCAATGTCTTTGGCATCTCCAGAGTATTCCCATTTAGGTACTGTGATAGTAGTACCTGGTTGCCCAACAAGCATGCGCTCAACATAAGCAAGTGGTGTGAATTTAATCATTTTGTCAAGTTTAGCCGATACCATATCAGCCATCACTTCAGGATTAATCATCTGTGCAAGTTTAGTTTGTGTCATTGTCTATTATCCTTTCAATTTATGATAAAGTTCTGGGTTGTTTTGGAGCAGTTCGTTTCTACTCTGGTAACCCATTCTGTTAAATTGTTCTTTGGTAATTTCACCAGCTGAAGTGTCTTCCATCTTCTTCGGTGTCTTACCTTTCAGTTTCTCGCTGACCTTTTTATCAGCAAGTTCATTCACTAAAGCTACAAAGCTTTCTACAGCCTCCTGCGTGCTCTCTGCGGTATCTTTGACAACAATTATCATCAACTGCAATACCGCCCTCAGAGAGCATTTTAGAGGCTTCTCGCTCTAGTCCGCTACGATTGATTTTAGCTTCCAGTTCAGCAATGTATGCTTTTTGTTTTTCCTGCTCATACTCTGCTTTCTGGGCTTCGTTCATCTGACGTAGTTTTTTCGCTTCGTTCTCCTTGGCTTCCTGCTCTGATTTCCACTTAGCAAATTTCTTATCGATGATAGCATCGACATCTGCGTCCGTGTACTTCTTCTCGTCTTGCGGTTGTGGTGCAGGTTCTGCAGGTACCTTTTGTTCTTCAACCGTTTCGACTGTTTGTGTTTCTTCGTTCATTGCGAACCTCCTATTTTTAAAGTCGTCCCCGACTGTAATTTCCATAGCTTTTTTAGTCTTCAATGCTTGGACAATATAAAAACCGTACGGGATTCCATACGGTTTATAGCATTTTACAGTGATGTATAGCAGTCTATTCCTGCAAGTCAAGATGTTAGATCACCTCCTAATCTTTAATGGCACGATTTGAAACCTTGGCGTAAACATCCACATAAGTCTCATTCTTGTCTCCGTTATGCGTGATTTCTGCATAATTTCCACAAGGCTCGCTTGATGTAATTGTGTTCGTACTAACAAGAGCTTTCCAATTTTGCAGGGACTTGCTAAACCAAACTACAAAGCAGTCTTCTGCTTTGATTTCACGATCTGATAAGCGCGAAAATTCTTGTGATGCCAATTGTTTTGCTTTTTCTAACATTTCATTCCTCCGTTTTTTCATATGTTTGTGCAAAAATATCAGGCTTGCATGGATAAAATTCACCTTGCACTTCCTCAATAATATAATCCCCTTTTTGAGCTACCATATCTCCCTCAAGTGTGGGAATTACAATACTTAAATCAGAGCATAAAGTATTTTGTCCAATAAATTCTCTGATTTCTTCATAATTTGAGCCAATAAACCTAATAGCCTCAATTACAACAGGTTTCTTTCTGTATTTCATTTCTTCAATCCTTTCTGGGCAACAAAAAAGCGCCTAGATTACTATCTAAGC